AAAATAAAATCACACCACCAGAACTAAAAAAATTAAAATCCAATATCGATGAAGGAGAAGTAGGAGATTGGTTTAAAGATGGACCTCCTTGTATGCAAGCATTAGCAAAATTTGGTATAGAAAAATCCAAACGTAATGAAACTCTTGTAGATATGACACGTTATATTAAACTAAGATATCCAGACGATTGGGAAGATAAAGTAGGTAAATATAATGAACAATTTTTTGAACCTATTGGAAAAGGGATGAATTATAATGAAGTGAAAGGGATAATTAATTCTAGAGATAAAAAAGATTATCAATACAGATGCAGCTCTGACTGGTTAAAACCCCATTGTAATAGAGAGTTATGTGTTCAAAGAAAATTTGGAATTGGAGGGGACGCTGCTGGAGAATTAGTTCTCGGTCCTTTATCCTATATTAAATCCACACCTACAAGATGGTATCTTGGTTTTAATGGTGAAGAAGTAGGACTTGATTCAAAAGAGTTAGTTAATCAAACTCTTGCAAGAGAAGCAGCCACTGAACAAACAAAGAAAACTCCAAAAAAGACAAAGAATTGGGACGAACAAATTAGATCCTTACAACAAAAAGCAACCCCAATTGATGCTCCAGAAGAGAGTCAACCAAAGATAAGATTAAAAAATTCTTTAGAAACTTATTGTTTTAATTTACGCCAAACTAAAGACAGAAAACAAATTTTATTCGGCAGGCCTTTTCACGAAGAAGATAAAGTTAAATTTATGTTTGATCCATTTTTTAAATTTCTAAAAACGAACAACTGGGAAATAAGTGAAAATGATACACACACTATGCTTAAAAAAACAAAAGGTTTAACTAGAGAAAAATTACACATAGATAAAGACATAAAAAAATGGGTGTATGTTTTAGACTCTAATGAATTTAAGAAAGAAGAAGTTGAACATGATGATATAGATTTTGGACAGGAAAGTGGAGCTCCTTATTAATGCTAGATAGATTTTATAGACGGAGATACAAAATCCTAGGAGGACCAGGATGTGGTAAAACAACGAAGATTTTAACTACTTTACGTGAATATTTTGATAAAGGTTTACAGCCAAAGGACGTTTTAATGATAGGTTTTGCAAACGCCACAGTTGATAATTTACGTTCGCGAGCGATGTTAAAGAAAGAACTAAACTTTTCTGAAAAACAAGCCGAAAGTATAAAGACCATTCATAAATATTGCAAGGACAGTATTGATCATTATAATGTTTTTACTCAAAAAGTAAAAAAAGAATTTTTAAAAAAACTAAGGACCGATCCAGATAATTGGGTGATGTTAGATGACTCTGTTTTTGATAGAACAGGAGAAGCAGAAGCAGTGGGATGGTCCGAAGCCGAAGATAAAAAATCTGGTTTAATATTTAGTTTAATTGGAAACGCAAGACATGACGCGTTAGCAAGATCTTGCAAACCTTCGTATTATTATCATAGGAAGAATAAGACCAGAGAATCAGATCTAGAAGAGATATTAAAATACAGTGATAATCAAAAGAATTTTCAATACTCCAAGCTAACAAGATCAGAAATAAAATACTGTTACCAACAACTAACTAATTTTAAAAAACAAAATAAGGTAATTGATTTTGAAGACATGTTGGAAAAAGCTTTAGCCCCTAATATTATATTTGATAATTACAAAGTAGTGATGGTTGATGAGGTACAGGATTTATCTTGGTTAGAATGGAGAGTCATTGCGAAACTTGGTAAAACAACAGAAAAGATGTATTTAGTCGGAGATGATGATCAGTCTATCTTTGGATGGAAAGGCTCCGACAGCAGAATATTTCAAAAATGGCCTTGTAGAAAAGAAAGTAAAGAAATATTACCTACTACGCACCGTTTACCTCAAAAAGTATATAAATTAGCTACACACATTGTACATCAAATCACCCATCGACTAGGAAATGAATATAAATGTAAAAAATCTTATGAAGGAAAAGTAGACTTCCTTCATGACGCAGGGGAGTTTGATCCTATAATAGATATAGATTCTAATCTAATAATGTGCGCTAGAACATGGAGAAATTGTCATGGCTATATTAGATATTTAAAAGACAGAGGAATTATCTGGAAAGAAAAATCTAGGACTGTGGATAATAGAGGTTCTTTAATATCGAGCTTTCCAAAAAGACCTAGATCAGTTATTGACAATTGGAACAAATTAAAAAAAGGGCAAGCCATTACGACAGAGGGAGATTTAACTTCAGGGCAACGTATTATGCGCCTTATTGAGGATTTAAAACCAGGTTTAGTTAAGCACGGAAAAAAAGGAGCACTCACAAAATTAGACACATGTCCAGAAGAATTTAAAGATAAAACTAAGAGCTATTCTTTTTCTGATTTAAAAGAAAAATATTACGTACTAGCTGATATTAATAAACCATGGCATGAAGTATTTTATTTCCCCACAACCCGGAAATCTTCAGCGAAAAAACCAAATGGTTTATTCAGAGACGATAGTGATTTCAATAATTATTTAAAAATGTGTTGGGAAAACGATCCCACTTTAAGTAAAGCTAATATAATTGTTTCTACTATTCACGGAGTAAAAGGAATGGAAAGAAAAAAAGTTATCTTATCAAGTGATTGGGGATTTGGTAGTTTAAAGAGTTATAATAGTGGAATAATAAGACTAGAAGATGAAGAAATTAGAGTTTGCTATGTTGGTGTATCTAGAGCGGAAGAAGAGTTATATATTTTTAATTCCACTCATAAAAATACTTTTCCTTTACTAAGTCAAGAAGCATTAAGAGGTGTAATATGAGCACGTATAATAAACAAATTGGCGGGACACATTACAAGAAAATGAAAATACAGCCAAGTAAATTCGTAATAGAGAACGAGTTGCTTTTTCCGGAAGGGAATGTTATTAAATATATCTGCAGGCATAAATATAAAGGAGGAAAGGAAGACTTAGAAAAAGCCAAACATTTTATTGATATGATTATAGAGAGAGATTATAAATAATGCAACGACCGCTATTTACAGCGCAAACAGAATGGGTACAACCGGAAGAATTTCCAGACCTATCAAAGTATGATGAAATTTCAATTGACTTAGAAACTAAGGATCCTGATTTAAAAACAAAGGGATCAGCATCAACCAGAGGTATTGGGGATGTGGTAGGCATCGCTATAGCTGTTTCTAATTGGTGTGGTTATTACCCTATAGCCCACGAAAATGGGCCTAATATGGACCGTAAACAAGTTTTAAAGTGGTTTGAAGACGTATTAAAGACTCCTGCTTCAAAAATATTTCACAACGCTATATACGATATGTGTTGGATCCGTAGATTAGGGCTCACGGTCCACGGAACTATCATTGATACTATGGTAATGGCTACATTGGTTAATGAAAATAGATTTAGATATGATTTAAGTTCGGTAGCTAATGAGTACATTGGTATAGGTAAATATGAATCAGTTTTAAATCAGAATGCAAAAGAATGGGGTGTAGATCCTAAAGCAGAAATGTACAAGTTGCCTGCTATGTATGTAGGTGAATATGCAGAACGTGACGCCGAAATAACATTGGCTTTATGGCAAGAACTTAAAAAAGAAATTCTTCTTCAAGATTTAAATGATGTAAAAGATTTAGAAACAAAAGTTTTTCCATGTCTTTTAGATATGAAATGGAAAGGTGTTAAAGTTAGTGAAGACCAAGTAGATATCTTAGAAAAAAAATTAACTGTTGATTATGATAAATGTATAAAAAGGGTTAAAGAAAAAGTTGGTTTTTATCCTGAAATATGGGCAGCAAAAAGTATCAGCTCTGTATGTGATGAGTTAGGTGTAAAAGACTATGTTAGAACTCCAAAAACAAACGCTCCTTCTTTTACTAAAAATTATTTAGCGGAGCATGCGAACCCTATACTTAGAAGTATTAATACTGCTAGACAAATGGATAAATTAAAAAATACCTTTTTAAATTCTATTAGAAACTATGTAGTAAATGGAAGAATACATTCTGATATTCATCAATTAAAAAGTGATCAAGGAGGAACCATAACAGGGAGACTAAGTTATTCTCATCCAAATTTACAACAACTCCCGTCTCTTTACTTACCTATAGGTAAGGGTATTAGATCTATATTTGAACCTGAAGAGGGGCATACATGGGGCTGTTTTGATTATTCTCAACAAGAGCCTAGATTAGTTATGCACTTTGCTTTAAAAACTCCAGGGGTAACTGGGGCTGCTTCTATTGTAAAAGAATATCAAGAAGGCAAAGCAGATTTTCATCAAATTGTAGCCAACATTGCTAACATAGATAGAAAAGAGGCCAAGACAATTAATCTTGGTTTATTCTACGGAATGGGTAGAGCAAAACTTCAAACTCAATTAGGTATAAATGACGAAGAGGAAGCTAAAGAATTATTAGCAAACTATCATGCAAAAGTTCCTTTTATTAGACAATTAATAAAAAGTGTGATGGATAGGGCTCAAGATCGGGGTCGTGTTAGAACTTTATTAGGAAGACTATGTAGATTTGATATGTGGGAGCCAAAAAAATTTGGATTACATAAACCATTAACTTATGAAGTAGCCTGTTCAGAAATTGGTATAGGTGGAATTAAAAGAGCTTTCACTTACAAAGCTTTAAATAAATTAATACAAGGAAGTGCAGCAGATATGACCAAAAAAGCTATGGTAGATCTACACTCTGAAGGTATTATTCCTATGGTCCAGTTACATGATGAACTAGACATTTCAGTTAAAGATGAGGCCCAAAGTAAAAAAATAATTGATATCATGGAAAATGCTGTTCCTTTAGAAATTCCTAATAAAGTAGACTATGAATTTGGAGAAAATTGGGGTAGTATTGAGATTAATGATGAAGACAGTATTGACGAAAACTTCATTTAACAAGGAGAAAACTATGGACCATATAAAAAAAGTAATAACATGGGCTAAGGCTAATAAACAGAAATCTGTTATTATAGTCATCGTTGTTATTGCAATAATCGCTTTAATAAAATAATTTATGC